GCGAGAGGCGAGGCGATCATAAAGATTATCCTCGATTGCTTCTTCCGTAATGGAGAAAGCAAGCGCAATAGTCTCATGCGTGTACCGCGCCGTATACGCTTCTTGTGCATCATCAAAGGTAATCGCTGAACCTTCTTGCTTAACGGGTGCTGACCCAAAGCCTGAAAGCATCACTTCTTCTTCAAAGGCACGCTCTGAAGACTCAGTGTCATAGATTTCCGAGGATTCATCGTCATACCGGGCATACTCAAGGCCGAAAAGGGCGTTGAGACCAGGTTCTAGCTCTTTTGCTAATTGGGCTCTACTAATAGCCATTTTTCAATCCTTTCCTATACGCCAATGGTTGAAACAGTGCCAGCAGCAATGGAACCCGTAGGTGCATTAAAGCTGTTGTTCAACCTGACAATTGCGCCAATTCCAGCGGCTGCGAAGTCCTCATTTTCAGGGTCTTCAGCCCAACCCATAACCCGCAAAGTAAGGCTATTGGTTGTTGCTAGGGTACTGATAGCCAAACGACCTAGACAGACACCCGTAGCATCGGTTCCTGTAATACCCGTAGATGTACTAGCATTCAAAAACACACTTGCGCGTGCTGTTGCCTTGCTTGTCCACGTTGCGTCAGTTGCAACTAAATACAACTGACTAGGGTCGTCGTTGATAAAGGCTTTAACCGGATGGTTACTATCCGCCCCGGAACCGGGCCAGTAGTTACTCCAAACCGTTTTTCCAGTGGTGCTTGAGACATACTCACATCCTTGAAACACGCCTAGATGACTAACCGTGCCACCAGCGGCATTACCCGTAGCGTCAATATACCCCGAAGCAAGGGGGATAACGATCTGACCATGGTAAAGCTTGGTAGTGTTGCCATTAGCGATTTCATACGGAGTATATCCAGTAAGACCAGTGGAATTTGAACCTCCGCCCAATTTACTTATGGGGCGTAGGCCAAAACTTCCATTACTGTTAGCCATTTAAGATCTCCTAGTCCTCTGATTGAGGACCTCCAAAAGTTACACGGGATTGCCTATCAGGATTATTGATAGGCATTGCCGGATGCTGTTCACGAGCTAAATCGTTATCAACAGCAGCCATTTGATTGCTGGTCATGCTACGAAAATGTTCGTCGCGTTCTTCAACAATCTCAAGTGGAATTCTTGCAAGCAAAAGGCCACCTACGCCTATAACACCAGCATGTTTACCATCTTCAACGGTTGGGACATCAAAGTCTGGATGTTCATCACCACGTACCAGTTCCCACCCCTCTCGGGATCGTGCTGCTACGTTTTTACGGTCATCAAAACCCATTACTTCGGACCTGATCCATCGATGCTTGTAACCTTCTGGAGCGGGTGGTGCGTCCAACATGGACGGGGGCTTCCAAGGTTCCCTGCGTGCTTGCCCAGCACGAGTTTGGTTGGCTCTCGGCGTTCTTGTAGACTTTTGGCGAGATGTGTTCTCAGTAGTCATGGCTATTCCCTCATTTCACGTATTTTGCGTATTCATCAAGCGGCACATTTAGCTTTTTAGCTATAGCCACTTGTGAAGGGGTTAACCGCACAGTTTTCCGTCCACTCTTTCTGCGGGATGCGGAAGATTCAGCCGACGCAACTTTTCTTCCCCCGTTAGACCTAGACTTGGAATCAAACTTGTTCGGAAACTCATCCCGTAGTCTACTGTCTAATTCAGCATAATAGTCATCTGAGCTTGGGTCAAACCCCTCATCCTCTACTAAGCGCCTATGAATGCCAAAAGCGCCATATGTCATAACCTCGTCATTACCAAACCAATCATTCTGCGAGGCCCACTTTTGGGCTCTTGGGTCAGGAGCGGCTTGAGGAGCGGCTTGAGGAGCGGCTTGAGGAGCGGCTTGAGGAGCGGCTTCCTCCGGAGCATTTCGAGTTTGTTTTACCCTCGTTCTCTCCATAGTTAGTTCGGCTAAAGCTTCTTGAGCATCAACCAACCTATCTACATCACCAGTTTCATGAGCTTCTCGAAGAACTCTTTTGGCACCTTCAAGTTCGCTCGAAACCCGTCCTTCAAACTGCTCCACATATCCTTTGTCCAAAGCGCCCATACGGGTTTTTAATTCCGAGTTTTCCTTTTGGATGTTTTCCGCGTATTGAATTGCGCTTTGTTTTTGGCGCTCTTCTTCGCGGAATCGTTTGGTTAATTCGTTAATTCGACCCTTAACGCCGGCACTGTACTCCTCAAGCTCTTCGCTTGAGTCTTCCGGTTCGGCTCGAACTATGTCTTCGGAACTTGCCTCATCGCTTTCTTCTGGCGATAAGTTAACATCAACCGAATCCTCGTCGGTGTCTCCAACGTCAATTTTAGTTTCTTCAGGCATGGTTCTTCTCCATGGTTTATTTCTTCTTTCTAGATATGTTTAATGTCATCAGGTTCTAGGATTGTAGCGATAACCTCGTCATCATTAATGATTCGGACTTCACCACCTTCAATCTTAAACCTGGATCCGGCGTATCTTCCAATACAAACCCAGTCGCCTTCGCTGCACCAGGTACGATCTTCACTATCGCCAAATTTTAAGGGGTCTTGATAAGCTAGAGGCCCTACTTTCAAAACATAAGCAACCACCGTAGCTAAGGCTTCTCGGTCACGTACTGCATCAGGGATAAGAACCCCTCCTTCAGTCGTGGCCTTTCCCATGTAAGGCATTACAAGCAACCGCCAACCTGTAGGCTGTGGAAGCCTTTCCTTCAAGTTCTTACTAACAAGAGAGGGGTCTAGTACTTTCTCACTCTTGTTTACGTAGGCAGACGATGTTTCTTTCTTAGGTGTTTCTTTCTTGGACTCTAGTACGCGGTCTGGAACGTATAAAGTTTTAGTCATTCTTCCTCCGTGGATTGCAAGAGATCCTTTATCTCTCGTTCAGTAAATTCTAGCCCTTGAAGCTCTCCGGTGAGATGCCTGTAAGACTCCATGTCTTTAGGCGTACCATGTAGAATAGCGTCTTGGGTAAGTTCTATGCGACTTTGTATTGCTCTCAACAAGTTGTAAGCAAAGGTCGTTGGGTCGGACATGTTCTAGAAAGACCCCTTAAAGTTTTTACCACTAACGGCGCCGCCCTTGGAATACTTGATGGGGCCGCGATTATCATAACTCATTCCGCCACTCATGTAGCCGAGTTCGTCTTTAACCATGCCGCCCATGTTCATTCCTTCAGGAACACCAAGCTCCTCACGAGCCTTGGCTTTCTGCTCTTTTGTAGCCTTTTTAAGAACTCTTTTAGACGAAAAATGATCAAAGTTGTCCGACGGCTCTCCTGTAGGGTTCGTCACTGAGATTGCCAATGCTTCAATAACATCAGCATCAGATACGGTTTTTTCAGCCTCGTTCATCGCTAAGATACGATCTGCATCTGAAATTGTTCTACCTTCAGCCATTAGAATGTCCTCACAGGTTTGCCGCGACCGGACATTGCCACGCCACCATCGTTGCGCTTCATGTACTTTTCTTCCGCAAGGGCTCTGTCTTGGTCCGAAATTGTTCTACCGGACTCGTTAAGCATCATCTCAATTAACCGACGATCCGCATCTGAAATTGTTCTACCGAACGCATTGGTTGTCATACGACGAGCACGCGCACGAGACTCATTGGTTTGGTAACGACGAGCACGCTCACGATCTGCATCTGAAATTGTTCTACCTTCAGCCATTAGAATGTTCCTTTTCCGCCGTTGTTGTTGAAGTGACGAGCACGAACCTGGCTCTCGGTGCCTTGGATCAAAGTGCTGTCTTCGGGACGCTCCTCACGGTGATGACGCATCAAAGGCCTCTTACCAAGGCTCAAAATCATTACAGAGCCGCCCATGTCGCGGTTCATCTCAAAACCGCCCATACCTGGACGGCGAACGTCTTCCATGGGGGATGCCATCATGCCCCCCATGTTCATACTGTAAGAATCGTTCATCTTCTTGGCTTTCTTCATAAGACCACCTGCTTCCTTTTTAGAGACATCCATCTGCTCAGACATCTGTTCAACCATACCACCAGACTTATAGCCAGCTTTCATTTCCGAATAAGACTTATCACTAATCGTACTTTTAGATTTAGAACGAGATGTTCCGGCTTTTTTACGCTTGTTTATATTCTTATATAAAGACATCAGCACTTCCACCTTTTTCTTGCCTGACGAATACGGGAGTTAGGGTCGTTTCTGGTTTTGGCAGAACTTTTCTTCAACTGCCCTGCGGACCTGGCACAATAACTCTTACGCCGCTTCGCAGCCGCGCTGCCTTTTTTAACTTTCCCAGTAACCGCTGTTTTAAGCTTGGACCCTGGATTAGCCTTACGGTAAGCAGATACACCCTTTTTCGTCATCCCAGCACCCTTGCTGGTCTTACGATAGTTGGCGCCTTTACCGCTAGTAGTGCGGCGTATGGGGCTCTGCCTTTTAATAGCCATATTGTTTCACGTGAAACATTACGCCCTCTTCCTAGCCTTCTTCTTTGCCGAAGCCGAAGGCAGTTCCGCATAGTGGTAAAGTTTTTTGCTGGCAGTACCGTGCTTAGACCCGCTATGAAGATCGCCATTGGGCATTTTGTGTGTCCCACCAGGGTGTTTGGTGCCATCCTTAAAGTAATGGATCATGTTTTTGGCCATTAAAACACCCTTGTCTTCTTAACCATACCGCCATCGTTGCGATTAATAATCTTTTTCGCATCAATTCGACCGTGAGGATTAGTGGCCATTTCCCGTATTTCATCATTAGTGAAATTTTTCTTATTTTTCATCATAACGTAAGCGTTATTAGTTTCCACTTCACTAAGCCGTTTTCTGCGACCCGTACTGGGGTTATTAAAAATACGGTTAAGCCTTTTAAACTCAGCCTTGGATACTTCTGGGCTTTCATCGGAAACCATTCGATCTTTAGGCTTAGGCGCTTTCTTCTGTTGTTCTTCTAAAGTACTTCCCATGTCTAGTTTCCTCTTCCTGGTGTGCCTTGATTAATCCGTTCACGATTGACTTCGGCACGCAAGAGAGCAATATCCTCCTGAGAATCAATCTTCTCTGCGGACATCTGCTCCTTAGCGTCCTCTTTCGCAACGTCAAACAACAGGCGCTGACCAAATTCAGCAGACTTGCGCTCCAAGTCAGCCGCCTTGATATCAAGTTCCTTGGACCGGAGCTCAACCAAGGGGTCCACTTCACCCTCTGGCGGTGGCATAAGAGCCGACATAACCTCCTCAGTATACTGAGCTATAAGTTCAGCGACCTTGGACTCTATGTCAACTTGAGGCGGTTGCTGCCCCGTTTGCATAGCCTGCTCCATCACAGACCTCATCTCAGCGTCAACAACACCTCGAGCCTTAAACGCAATATGCTCGCATAGATGCGCTTGCAGTAAGGCAAAAACAGGAGGTGAAGACGCTGCAATAGGCGTTTTCATAAATATAATGTGCGCCGTCATATGGGCGTCATGGTCTTGCGTCGGGAAGACTTGCAAAGTTTCTTGTATAATAGACTTGGCATTTTCAATCGACGGATCAGTAGGTTTAGGCGGTTGGGGCGTAGGTAAAATAGCCTCAATGTTATTAACGCCTATCGCCTCATAAATTCTGCGGTAAGCTTCATGAAGGTTGTGCATCTGAGGATTAGACTGCGCCAACTCCAGCTGCGTTTGCGCGAGCGCCAACCTTTGTGACATGGAGAATATGTTTGGATCAGACACAGGTATAACATCGATACGCTCATCAAAATCCGCCTGTTTAATTGTGGCTTCCGCGCCATAGACATTGTACGGGTACATTGGCGGAAGAGATTCCGAAAAAACTCTCGCCAACATGCGAAACTCTTGTTTTTGCGCGTAGTGAAGCCGCTTATGTATTGCCGACATCACCTTAGAGCCGCGCTCCAAGAGAGCCACGGTAGTTCCAACAGCTGCTTGCTGGTTGCCGTCCCCTACTTGCAAATCAGCAATGGCTGCGAAACGTCTTCCCGCATCCACCACGAATCCAAGAAGAGACATTAAAGTTTGGCTTGGCTCCTTATACGGAAGAGGCATAATGCTTTCCCGCAGAGCGCCGCCGGGAACATCAATATCGCGAAACTCGCCAGGAGACAGGGGCTCATCAGCATCACGAATGCGAATACCGCGAGCCTTAAAGCCAGCGGGAAGATTAGCAAGTGTGCCGGCATCAATAAGTTGTCTTAAAATAGACGTTGCAGATCGACCTAAACCGCCAATCATATGCAAAAGGCCATAACCGTAGAAGCCTAGACCGGGCAGAAACTTGTAGTGAGAGAAGTATTGAACTTTTCTGTAGTACTCGTCACCTTCATTCCAGTTTCTGCGAACAGCCAAAACCTTCTGACTTCCCTCATCTATGGTAACGATATAAGGAAGTTTAATTCCGGTCTCTTCTCCATCAAGAGGGCTAACATGCTCAAAACCCGGCAAGTCCAAGTCTGTATGGACCTCAAGGATGGTGCAGTCCTGATCATCAGAGCCAGAACGCTCAATTCCTTGAAGTTCTCTTTCCTTCTGCCGAACCTCGTCCTCGTCTCCGTAAGCCTGAATATCAACTTCTCGATAGAAAGCAGCTGCCTGGTTCTTTCGCACATCATTCGTATTCATTCTAATGACGTGCGTAACCCTTGAGGCGGACGAAAGATCCGTGGCATTGTACGGGACAAGAAGATCATCGGCAGGGACGAATTTAGATACAGCCCTGTCTAGAATATCATCAAAGTAGATTTTCTTAAAGGCGCTCCCAGCCAGAGGAAGATAGAACAACAAGCGATCCATCTCAGGGTCATATTCATCCATAACGTTCATAATCTGGAAGTTCATGAACTCCTGAACACGTTTGGATTGCGACTCTACTTCAGGGGTGGACGCGCCAACAACCTGAGTTCTTACCGGGCCAGAACTGGGCAAGAGCTCTTTGTAGGCTTGTGCTTGAAATTGTGTGACGGCTTCCGCGATAACCGGATGGGTTACACCACTAGAGCCGCGAAAAGGCTCATCTCTGTTTTCATACTTGATTCCAAGAAGGTCTAGCCCCTCGGTATAAGAATCTTCCCAATCCTGACGACTTCCTTTGTCGTCTTCATAATACCCCATCAATTCCGAAGATAAATCCATCAGAACCCGTTCGTCTAAAATCTCCGCAAGATTAGCGTCTGGTTCCGCTTGAAGCTCCTCCGTTATCATATCTTCAAAATTTATAAGAACAGAACCGTCTTCTTCCTCAACGATCTCTGTGGGATCTTCCACCTCTTCAACGTCAATCTCTTCAACGTCAATCTCTTGGTCGGTCAACCCTCCAAGAGGCATACCTTGAGAAGGTATCGGGCCATCAATCAAAGAAGTCGGTTCGTCAGCCATGTTCTATTTACCCTTCTTTCCGTTCGCCAAAGCGGGCGCAACGGCTTTTTCATAATGAACTATAGATCCGACAACGACTTGATTCGCGCATCTGGGAATATTGGCAGAAAAACAGCCTGTGTAAAGAAAATTATAGACCCCATCGCAAACCACGCCATGCGTCATGGACAAATCCTAATAATAGCTTCTTGCGTGAAGGATTGAAGTAGATTCCTCGTCTTCATCATCCGTGTCAAGACGAACAAAACCCCCCTTACGGTATCTGATGAGTGCCATCGACATACTATCACAGTAATCATCGTGGTCCCCATTCGGAAACGCAGCGCACTCGTCAATCACCTCTTCTGAAAAACGCTTCTCAGGAGCCCATACCCTACCAGACTCAAACATCGGAGCAACCATATGCATCCGCGTGTGCTTATCATTGCCCCTGGACGGTGTATAATTCACAACCGGAATTCCCATCGTCCGTAACTCGTCCGTGAGCGGTGTTCCTGTAGCCTTCGCCTCAATCAACACCATGTCAGGCTCCCAGTAATTATACTCCTCCATCGCCTGCGCCTTCAATCCTGGGAAATCCCAGCGGCCACGCTTCGCATCCATCAGGATAATGTTGTCCGG